TCCCAATAGATATCCATCATAGCCTTCTTTAGTAGGAGTTTGATTTACTCTATCTGTAAGTGTGTTAGCAGTTGAAGTATCTAATGTTGAAATATCTGTGGTTACTAATTCAGGTTTACCTTTATCATCAACTTGTAATGTATAGAAATGAGCAATGTCATATCCTGATTTAGGAGCATCTGCTTGTGCCTGAGCCACCACAGCATTATTAATTTGCATTTCTGCTTCATATGTAGACAGTACATCTCTTAATGTCTGTCCATTACCTGCTCCTGCATCTTTATCTAATATTTCTTTAAATTCTTGTGAATCGTATATTTGTTTTAGTTTTACTCTATATAAATGAGGATACCAAGTTTGTGAAAAACCTTCTGCCGCTCTGTTAACATCTTCTACAACATAAAATCTTTTCAATGCTACATTGAAATCATTCAATGCATATTCATCTTTTAAATGTGGTAATTCAAAAACATCACCTGGCATCACTTTTCTGCCAAGAGTTTTCACACTGGTTGTGATTGGTATAGTCATGAATAATGTATCATTCTGTAAAAATAATCCAAACTGACTCATATCGAAGTCAATATCTTGAACGTTATAGATGCCTCTTATACTATAAACATCTTGATCGTATTTTCTATCTCTATTCTCCAAGAATAACATATCTTGTATGTTAGTTTCTTTGACAGCATCATATCTAGGCTGTGCCGCAGTGGCATCTGCTTCGTCTGGATTTTTAGGTCCTAGGTATTTGTGAACAAATACGTCGGTACCGCCCACAGTGAACATTTCGACCACTGTTTTGTCTAAAAATGTGTAATCGTTCCCTTTTTCTGGTTTATAAAGACTTAATCTTGGCATAGACATATATTTATCGGACGATAAATATGTATAAGGAAAACTGTATGAGCGATTTGACCACACAAAAGCAAGAGATATTTGATTACGTATACACCAGCCTAGGCGGTGGTATGGTCGATGTAGAACTGGATCCAGCACACTACGAAACAGCATTGCAAGACGCTTTGGATAGATTTAGACAGAGATCAGACAATTCAGTAGAAGAAAGTTATATGTTTTTGCCACTGATATTGGATCAAAATGACTATATCTTGCCAAATGAAGTTATAGAAGTAAGACAAATTTTTAGAAGATCAATTGGATCACGTTCTGGAGGTGGTCAAGGTGGTACAGTTTTTGAACCGTTCAATCTTGCGTACACAAACACTTATCTATTAGCCAGTTCAAATATGGGTGGAGTTGCAACGTATAATATGTTTGCTCAACATCAGGAATTAGTAGGACGTATGTTTGGATCCTTCATTGAATTCAAATGGAATCCAACCACTCACAAATTAACAATTCTTCAAAGACCAAGAGCAGGCGAAGAAGTACTGTTAGAGTGCTATAATTACAGACCAGATTCAGAACTACTTAAAGATTATTTGGCAAAAAAATGGTTAAAAGATTACACTTTGGCAAAATCTAAATTTATGTTAGGCGAAGCCAGAAGCAAATTTAATACCATAGCAGGTCCACAAGGTGGTACTTCACTAAACGGTGACGCTCTTAAACAAGAAGCTCAAGCAGAAATGGAACGTTTAGAATTGGAAGTGAAAACACAAACTAGTGGTGGTGTTGGATATTCCTTCACAATTGGTTAATTCTTAGTTGACAATTCAATAAACATATAGTAATATTACTGTATGACTCATCAAACAATACCTTTATTTTCTGTGCCTTTGCACAAAACCAATATAGGTGTTATGGATCCGATTGAAAAAACTTGGGTAAAGAATTTACATTTTCCTCCACAGAGTGTCGGTTTATACAATGCTGACGAAGAACCAAAAAATGCAGGAATGAAAGTTTTGGACCAACCACAAATTAAAAAACTTAAACATAAAATTTTAGAATCAGTAAACCACTTCACAAGAGAAATTCTAGATATTGAGCAAACATTTGAATTAACTACCAGTTGGATAAACAAATATGGAAAAGAAGATAGAAATCATCAACATTCTCATCCAAACGCAATGATCAGCGGAGTATACTATATTGAAAGCGATGAAACGTCTGCTCCTATTATTTTTAATAAACCTTATTTTCATACTAATCTTTTTCATTCCACTTTTCAACCAACCTTTAAAAATACTAACAACAATCAATACAATCTAGATTACTATGGATTTAATCCTACTTCAGGTGATTTGTTTATTTTTCCTTCTTGGTTAGAACACACTGTTCCTCCACAAGAATCTAGTAAAATTAGATGGAGTCTAGCATTCAATTGTTTTGTTAGAGGAAAACTAGGTGTAGGCACTAAACAATTAGAATTATGATTATAGGAATATGTGGCTTGATTGGATCAGGCAAAGATACCATTGCTGATTATCTTGTGAACGATCATAACTTTGTAAAGTTGTCGTTTGCTGACAAGTTAAAAGATTCTGTGGCAGAAATGTTTGATTGGGACAGAAACTTGTTGGATGGTAAAACAGACGAGAGCAGAGCCTGGAGAGAACAATTAGATCCTTTCTGGAGCAAAGAAATGGGTCGTGATATCACTCCTAGATTTGTGCTTCAAGTGTTTGGCACAGAGTGTATGCGTGATGGGTTTTATGATGGTGTATGGGTAAGTCTTGCCAAAAAGAAAATCATAGACAATCCTCAAATAAATTGGGTTATACCAGATGTACGTTTTGAAAATGAAGCAAAAATGATTAAAGATATTAAAGGTGAAGTTTGGTGGATAAAACGAGGACAACTTCCTATATGGTTTAGAATGTATCAAGACATAGGTCAAAAACCTAAAGATGTACATCCATCAGAATGGGCATGGGCCAACACAAAATTTGATGCTGAATTGTCCAACAACAGTACTATTGCTCAACTTAAAAATCAGGTACAAGATCGCCTTGTTTCCAACGGATTCCTTCAAGGTGTAAAGATCTTTGGCAATTAGCACACACTGTCTTTAAATTATTAAATTTACAATTATTAAGATCCCCGTCTATATGAAACACGTTAAAGTGTGATTCGTAATCACTTTTGTGTCCGCATTTATCACATTTTTTATTAATTCTATATCCAGCAACGTGCCACTTGGGCATATATCCGCTAGGACCTCCATAACGCAAACACTGTTCACACTGTTTTCTATAATAGGTTTTATCACCTTTTTTATAGTTGACTGCTGACGGTCTTTGGTTACATTTGTTGCATAATGGTCTCATATATGCTTATTTACCTGCCCTTTTCTGTCCCTTTTCTTCGACGTGTAATACAGCACGATTTGAGCATTTGTCATAAATACTAACAATAATAAAGTTTTACCACTTTAATAGGAGATAAAGAAAATGGCATTAGTTTCACCAGGAGTACAGGTTAGTGTAATAGACGAAAGTTTCTACACACCAGCAGAACCGGGCACAGTCCCAATGATATTTGTTGCTTCGGCACAAGATAAAACAAACAGTTCAGGAACAGGAACAGCACAAGGTACATTAGCCGCTAACGCAGGCAAAGTATACTTGATGACTTCACAAAGAGAATTAGCAGAAACATTTGGCGATCCAGTTTTTAAAACTGACGCAAGTAATAATCCTATACACGGTGGTGAAACAAATGAATACGGATTACAAGCGGCTTATTCTTATTTAGGTGTAGCCAACAGAGCATATGTTGTAAGAGCAGATATTAACTTAGGACAATTAGAAGCAAGTGCAACAGCACCGGCGGCTAATCCAGAATCAGGTACATACTGGTTTGACACAGCAAACTCTAAATTTGGAATTTTTGAATGGAATGGTGCTTCTGCATCAACAACAGGCGGACAAACATTCACAAACAAAATACCTCACGTAATCACAGACACAGCATTTGTATCAGCAGGCATTCCTAAAAACTCTTTTGGACAAGCAGGCGATTATGCTATCGTGGCTACTGACGATGCTAACACAATGTATTATAAAAAATACAACGGTGACTGGGTAGCAGTTGGAACAGCAGACTGGGTTGGATCAAATCCAACTGTTTCTGGTTCTACAGCAACAGCAGGTTACACAGGTGTTATTGGTTCAGGTACAAACTTTACAATCACTATTAATGCTGGTGTGACAACAATCACAACAACAGGTACAACAGCAACAGCAGTGGCTTCAGATATTTCAGGAGCAGGTGTTTCAGGTTTATCAGCAAGAGCAGTTGGTGGTTTATTAGCGATTTATTACAATGGTTCGGCAGATGCTGACATTCAAATTGCAAGTGGTACATTAGACACATCAATAGCATTAGGTATTGCTCCTGGTACTTACTATGTTCCAGCATTATCAACTGGTCCACACACTTCAGTTCCAGCATTCAAATCAACAGATTCGAATCCAAGACCAACTGGTTCTGTTTGGGTTAAAACAACTACTCCTAATTCAGGGGCTGTTTGGGCAGTTAAAAAATTCAACGGTACTACAAAATTATGGGAAACTATTTCCGCACCAATTTACGCAAGTAACGAAGAGGCTTTATACAATTTAGATAGAGCAGGCGGCGGATTAAATCTTGCTGTAGGCGATCTGTATATTGATTGGGAAAATTCTGCAACTGGTTTAGATCAAACTATTCACAGAAGAGAATCAACAGGTTCAACAGCAATCACAAGTTCAGTGATAGCGGCACAAGTTTCAACTGGTGCTCAATCATTTACTATTGCTGAATCAATTGTTGGTCAAGCGGCTTTAAATTCAGCAATCACTGTTAGTGTAACTCCAACAGGAGCGGCAACTGACGCAGATTTAATTGCTGGTCAAATCAATGGCGCAGGCTTTACAAACATTAAAGCAAGTGTTGATGCAACTAACAGAGTAGTAATTGAACATACAAAAGGCGGAGACTTTGTGATAGTAGATACATCAGGTGTATTTGCTTCTATGGGATTCTCAGCATACAATTATGTGACAAAAGCAGGAACACCAAACTTATACACAGATGGTTCAAACTTTAGAGCAACTAACTGGAAAATTTTATCTTACACACCAAGTGACACAGCAGTAACAACAACTGCGGCAGACGGTCAATTATGGTATTCATCAATTGTTGATGAAGTTGATATAATGTATCACAACGGTACAGACTGGAAAGGATACTCAGCAGTATCAAGTTCAGATCCAGCAGGTCCACAAGTTAAATCAACTGCTCCAACTACACAATCAGATGGAACAGCACTTGTAGAAGGTGACTTATGGATTTCAACAGCAGACTTAGAAAACTATCCAACAATTTACAAATGGAATGCTTCTACTTTGAAATGGGTTGAAGTTGACAAAACTGATCAAACAACAGAAAACGGAATATTGTTTGCTGATGCGAGATGGAGTACAGCAGGTGCTAATTCAACTGCGGCTACAATCGCTGAATTATTAGCAAGTGATTACTTAGACACAGATGCTCCAGATCCAGCATTATATCCAAAAGGTATGTTGTTATGGAACCTAAGACGTTCTGGATTTAATGTTAAGAAATTTGTGAGAAATCATGTTGATGTAACAGCAAGAAACACAAGAGGTTCAGACAAAGACTCTCTAATGTCAAGTTACTATCCACACAAATGGGTAACTGAATCAGCAAACCAAGTAGACGGTGCAGGTTCGTTTGGCAGAAAAGCACAAAGAAAAGTTATTATACAATCTTTACAAGCAATGGTTAACTCTAATCAAGAAATTAGAGATGACGAATCTAGATTGTTCAATTTAATGGCAACACCTGGTTATCCAGAATTGATTGGTGAAATGATTTCACTAAACAATGATAGAGGATTATCAGCATTTATAGTTGGTGACTCACCAATGAGATTAACACCAGATGCAACAACTTTACAAGATTGGGCATCAAATGTTAAAAAAGCAGTTGAAGATAACGACAATGGTTTAGTAAGTACAGACTCATACTTGGGTGTGTTTTATCCATCAGGTTTCACTTCAGACAACTTTGGTAACAATGTAGTTGTTCCAGCATCACACATGATGTTAAGAACTATTGCGTTAAGTGATCAGGTTAGTTTCCCATGGTTTGCTCCAGCAGGAACTAGAAGAGGTGGAATTACAAACGCTTCAGCAACAGGTTATATCAACAGCGAAGGTGAATTTGTTTCAACAGCATTAAATGAAGGTCAAAGAGACACATTGTACACAAACAATGTAAACCCAATCACTTTCATAACAGGTGCTGGTTTAGTGAACTACGGACAAAAAACTAGATTTGCTGGAAGTTCTGCACTAGACAGAATCAACGTTGCTAGATTAGTAATCTACTTAAGAAGTCAATTGAACAAATTGGCAAGACCTTATGTGTTTGAACCAAATGATAAAATCACAAGAGATGAAATCAAGGCTCAAGCAGAAAGTTTATTACTAGAACTAGTGGGTAATAGAGCAATCTATGACTTCTTAGTTGTGTGTGATGAATCAAACAACACACCTACAAGAATAGACAGAAACGAGTTGTACTTGGATATTGCAATTGAACCAGTCAAAGCAGTTGAGTTCATCTACGTACCATTAAGATTGAAAAACACTGGTGAAATAGCAGGATTATAATAAGATAAATATTATAGGAGAAACAAATGAGTATATCTACACTAT